AAAAAAACATTATGGCAAATTACATTAAAATTAAAGCTGCAGACGTAAATGTAGCTAACTTAACTTCTGATTTATTATTAGGAGAGATTGTATCAGTAGCACAAGGTTTAGCTAATGGTACTGGAGATGCAAACAAATTTACAGTTTACAACAGTATTGGAAAAAGTTTCTTATTTACTGTAACTGGAAAAGCTAAAGAATGGGCAGAAGCTGTTCAAAAAGCAATTACTGCTAATCCAGGTGGTATCATGTCAATTGTACAAAACAGTACAGGCTGGTATCATGTCAATTGTACAAAACAGTACAGGCGTTAAGATAACTGCAGTAGTTATAGCATAATTACTAAACAATATATAGCAGGGAGTTTAAAAGCTCCTTGCTATTATATTATAAACTAAAAAATTCATGGCATTTAAACTGGACAACCCACCTTATTCAAGTAACAATACACCTATATATAGAGTAGATATGGAGGATAATGTCTTAGGTAAAGCCAACAATAATGGTACTATAATACTTAACAAGAATTTAAGTGCTGATAAAGAACAAAGTGTTATAGATCACGAAATGGTTCACATTGACCAAATGAAGCGTGGTGATTTAGACTATGACAATAACAATGTGTATTGGAAAGGTAAAAAATATTCAAGAGCCCAAATGAAAGAAGGAGCTAAAAACCTACCTTGGGAAGCTGAGGCATATAGAAAACCAAATGAAAGAAGGAGCTAAAAACCTACCTTGGGAAGCTGAGGCATACAGAAAAGCAAAGTAAATGAAAAAGATATTAGATTTTTTCAGCACTAAAGTTTTCAAGCAAGTTGGTGATGTAGTTGACAACCTATTTACTAGCGAAGAAGAAAGACTTAATGCTAGAAATGAAATATTTAAAGTATTACAAGATGCTCAACTAGAGCTTCAAAAAATGCAAACAGAAATTATTGTAGCTGAAGCTAATGGTAATTGGCTGCAAAGAAGCTGGAGACCAATACTAATGCTTTCATTTGGTTTTATAATTATATACACTAAATTTATATCACAACTATCAGCACAGTTAATAACACCTACATTAGAGCCTCAATTTTGGGGTTTACTAGAAATAGGTATTGGAGGTTATGTAATAGGTAGGAGTGGTGAAAAAATTGTGGACAAACTAGGGCCACTATTCAATAAAAATAAATAAATAAAAAAATGGGACAATACGCAAATCAACCAGACTTTGGCACTTTTGCTGCTAGTGTAACTAAAAACGACACAATAAGTGCAGCAACTAACTTAAAAAGCTCTTGCTTGTATGTAGGAACCAGTGGTGATGTAAAGGTAATACTTTCTGGTGTAACAGGAGCTTCTGGCTCAGGACTTCCAACAGCTAACGAAGCTATTGTATTTAAAAACGTTCAAAGTGGATCGGTTTTAAATGTAATTGTGGACTATGTTTTATCTACAGGTACTACTGCTACTGACATAGTAGCTTTGAAGTAAATAAAGTATAGTAACTACGTAATGAGTAATTTTACAATAAACAGTGTGATTATATATAAAAATAACCAATTAAATTAAATAAAATGGGAAAATTAACAGAAGAACAATTAAAATCAGTAAAAGAAGGACAAGGAAAGGTTAACGCTATATTAGTTGAAATCGGTTTCTTGGAAGCTAAAAAAGCAGAATTCTTAGGGGCGCATTTTGAAGCTGCTAAAGCGTTAGAAGAAGTTAAATCAGAATTAAAGGAACAATACGGTGATATTACTGTAAACTTAGCTGATGGATCTTTTGAAAAGGTAGAAGCTGAAGAATCAAAAACTCTTCAAGTAGCGGAATAGTGAGTTCTATTATAAGAAAAATAAGCATAGGTTCAGACTACAAAAATGATGCGATGCATTACTCTGTAGGTCAAGAAGTTTATGGCGGTCACAGGATAGCTTATATACTGCTAGACGAAGAAGACAATTCTTATAATATACATATCAAAAAAAACAATGAGGTAATGCCATGGAAGAAGTTTAATTCTAACATGGCAATATCCATTGAGTATGATCTTCAGTATTGATGAGAAGTGTATATGACTTTATTGTAGAACCAGTAGGAGAAAGATACGACAACGAGTTAAAAATAGGTGACAAGAAATTAGTTTTAAATTCCAAAATAGAAAGTCACAAATTTATAAATAATAAAGCTAAAGTAATATCTGTGCCAATAGCCTTTAAAACCCCTATAAAAGTAGGTGATGAGGTTATTATTCACCACAATGTATTTAGAAGATACTACAACCAAAAAGGTAGAGAGGTAAATAGCAGTAAATACTTTAAAGATAATAAATATTTTTGTCAATTAGATCAAATATATTTATATGGTAAAGACAACTCGTGGAAACCTTTCAATAATAGATGCTTTGTAGCACCTATAATTAATAAGGATGAGTTAGAGTTAAAGAAGCGTAAAAACCATATTGGAATACTAAGATATGGTAATAGCTCCTTAGAAGCTCTTAAAATAAACAAAGGAGATGTTATAGGTTTTACACCTAACAGCGAATTTGAATTTGTCGTTAACGATGAATTATTATATTGTATGAAATCAAAAGACATTGTAATTAAATATGAGCACAAAGAAAACCAAGCTCAATATAATCCAAGCTGGGCAAAGAGCAGTTGAGGAATTAATAAAAGTAGCTAAGGAACCTATAGTAGATTCAGGTGATGATATAACTGCTGATAGATTGAAGAACGCAGCAGCTACAAAGAAACTAGCTATATTTGATGCTTTTGAGATACTCACTCGCATAGAAGAGGAGAAGAGTATGATAAATGATACTGAAAACGCTAAAGAAAAACCTTTTAAAGGTTTTGCTGAAGGGAGGTCTAAATGATGTACGAGCAGACATTAGTAAAAACATTAGATAATTATATTAAGCCATCAGTTATAAAGAAAAATAACAGACACAAAAAGTGGAGTTATGGTTATAATCCTGATCACGATATAGTTATAATAAGTAAAGACGGAACTTTAGGTGATGTCATACAAATACAAAACCTAGTTATAGGTTTACCTTTAGAACCTGAAAACATATACGAGCGTTCGAGAAAAAAACAAGAGCAAAAATGGGAGAAGTTAGATTACCCTAAAGAGCTTTTAAAGATAAAGAGCGTATTTGACTGGGAGAAATATCCTAACGCATTTAAAGAAAAGTGGTATGATTACATTGACGAAGAGTTTAAAAGAAGAGAGCAAGGTTTTTGGTTCAAAAATAATGGTAATAGTAACTATATTACTGGCACTCACTATATGTTCTTGCAGTGGTCCAAGATTGATGTTGGGGCAGCAGACTATAGGGAGTCAAACAGATTATTCTTTATATTCTGGGAAGCTTGTAAATCAGATGTTCGTTGTTACGGAATGTGCTATCTTAAGAACAGACGGTCAGGGTTTTCTTTCATGGCCTCAGGCGAAACGGTTAATCAAGCTACAATATCAACAGACTCCAGATTCGGCATTTTATCAAAGTCTGGTCAGGATGCAAAAAAGATGTTTACAGATAAGGTCGTACCCATCTCAGTTAACTATCCGTTCTTCTTCAAACCAATCCAGGACGGTATGGACAGGCCGAAGACGGAGCTTGCGTACAGGGTCCCGGCCTCCAAACTTACGCGAAAAAAACTTGACGAAGGTATCGCCTCCGAAGAAAGACAAGGGCTCGATACGACGATCGACTGGAAAAACACCGGGGACAACTCGTACGACGGGGAAAAATTAAAACTATTAGTCCACGATGAAAGTGGTAAGTGGGAAAGACCTGATAATATACTAAACAATTGGAGGGTTACTAAAACTTGTTTACGTTTAGGTAAAAGAATAGTAGGAAAGTGTATGATGGGTAGTACATCGAATGCTTTAGAGAAAGGTGGTTCTAATTTTAAAAAATTATATTATGCTTCAGACGTCAGGGAGAGAAACCGCAACGGACAGACTAGCTCAGGATTATATAGTTTGTTCATACCTATGGAATGGAATTACGAAGGATTCATCGATGCTTATGGAGTACCTGTATTCGATACGCCAAGTAAAGAAACTGTCGATCCAAGTGGTGAATTAATAACCACAGGAGTAATAGAACATTGGGAAAATGAAGTAGATGGTTTAAAAAGTGACCAAGACGGTTTAAACGAATACTACCGTCAGTTTCCAAGAACAGAAAAACATGCTTTTAGAGATGAAGCAAAATTATCTCTATATAACCTAACTAAGATATATGAACAGATAGATTTCAATGAAGAGGTTAGAAACAAGAGCTTAGTAACAAGAGGTAGTTTCCAATGGAGGGGCGATGTTAAAGATACTATGGTTGAATTTAAACCAAACAACAATGGTAGATTTTACGTGTCTTGGATTCCATCGATGAACTTGCAAAACAATGTTATTATAAAAAATGGTCTTAAATATCCTGGTAACGAGCATATAGGCGCTTTTGGGTGTGATAGCTACGATATATCAGGAACAGTAGATAAAAGAGGATCTAATGGGTCTCTGCATGGTTTAACTAAGTTTAAT